GGAACGCGCAGGCGACGATGAAGACGACCAGTTCTTCGAACTGGCGCTGCTGGCCACCGGCTTGTCGGTCAAGGAACTCGACCAGCTCAAGCGCCCGGACTACGTGACCATCGCGCAGTACGTGCACGAATTCTCGACCCGTCCGGCGTCGTTCTTTCTCGACCAGGTCGAAGACGCGGAACAGTCCGATGATCCCGATCAGGTGCAGCTGCTGTTGCCGCTCGCCGTCACCGGCCGCACCGTGACTTCGCTGAGCCTGGAAATGCCGGCGCTGCGGGCCACCAAAGTGATGAAGAAACTGAAAACGGCCAAGGAACGCGCCGAGTTCATCACCGCCCATTGCACCGGCCTGATGATCCCCGATCTGGCCCTGTTGAGCGTGCCGGACTGGACGCAATTGCAGGTGCGCATCGACGATTTTTTAAACCAGCCGGCGGCCTTCTTTCAGAACGCGACATCGAAGTAATCCTCGATATCGTGCCGCTCATTTACCCGGTAAGTGAGGCGGAAATTCTGGAGTGGGACGCCGAAAAGGCGTTGCGCCGCTACGACATAGCGATCACTCGCCTTGGCGTGAAAAAGGAGTAGAGCGGCATGGCAGATACCAAGTATGCGCCGATGCTCGCCGGCGAGAATGGAAGCATGGCGTTGGGCAACGTCAGCCTGACGGGTGGATCGATAGCACCCGAAAGCCTCGGCACACCGCTGGTGGATTTGAGCCTGGCACTGGCCATGGCCAGTGCCGATATCCGTTTGCTGACCCAGGAACAGGTCAAGCTTCGAGAAGTGCTGGCCGCCCAACAGTCGTTATTCAAGGCTGGCACTGCAGCACCTGCGACGAGCGAGCCGAAGTCCAAACTCAAGGCAGAGGTAGAGCAACGTTCACCGCTCAAGTTCATGCAGGCCTCAATGGCCAACCAAATGGCACTGCTTGAACTCAATCAGATCGTGAAGCTGGACAAGGATCAACTTCGGGCGCTGTCACAAGACACCCAGAAGATGACCAGTGACAAGCAGGTCGCTCCGAGCGGGGCGACTGCTGTGGATCTGCTGAAGGTTCAACTGGCAGCGGCCAGGTCCGGTGTTGGCGAAGGTCTTGAAGGCAAGGCGAAAGCCGACGCTCTGACCGGATTTGCTCGCGACGCCGCCATCAACGCCTCGGCATTCGGTGTTGATGTAAAAACGGCTAGCGAAATGATGCTGGCGTGGCAGTCGGCGATGAAACTTGATCGCACGCAAAGCCAGCGGTTGGCCGATGCGACCAACTTTCTGGGACACAGCGGGCTGGATGCCAAAGCCGCCGACATCGGCTCTGTCGTGCAGAGCTCAGGCGAGAAAGCAATCGCCACAGGGCTCAAGCCGGAAGAGGTCGCCGCATTGGCGGCCGCGTTTCTCAACAGTGGCGTGGACAAGGCCAATGCCGGCGCCGCGTTGAATTCGTTCACATCGGTACTGACCAAGGGTGAGGCTGCGACACAAGAGCAGCGCGCTGCCTGGGCACAGTTGGGCGTTGAAGGCCTGACACCAGAGACCGTGGCCAGCGGAATGCGCACGGACGCCCCGGCGACTATCAATCAGTTATTGGAAGCGCTCAAGGGCAAATCAGACGAGAAAGAGCGGGCGTCACTGACGAAGGCTCTCTTCGGTAACGATGATGCGATCGTTAAATTGCTGAACAAGCCTGAGGACGTGCAGAAGGCGTTTTCTCTGGTTCCTGGCCAGGACCCGAAGTCGGAATCGAAACCAGGGTACGTCGGTTCTGTGGCCAAAACGGCCACGGAGCTGGGTGAGACTTCACAAGGGCGATGGAATGCGCTCGACGGGACTGTGACCCGATTGACCACGGCTCTGGGTGGCTCACTGACCAATCTGTTTGATGGTGTGGTGGTCGGTCTGGACGTTGTAGCCGGTGGAATAAGCAGCTTTGCCGAAGAGCAACCAAAGGCCACGGCAGCCCTGCTCGCACTGGTTGGGGTGATCGCTGTTTCCCGGGGGGCGCAAATCAAGGTTGCGATGGCTTCGGCCATGCGTAATGCAGCAACGAAGCTTCTGGTGACGGCGGGGGCGGGTCCCATCATCGATGTGGTGGATCGTGCAGCCGGCGTTGGACCCGACGGCAAACCTGTTGCTGCTGGATCTACTGATAACGCCTCTGCCAATTCGCCTGAGCAAAAGACGAAAAAGTCGAAGAAGGGAGGGAAGGCAAAGTCCGGTGCGAAGGCGGATGTGAAGTTGGCTGCGAATGTGGATGCGTCGCCTCAGACATGGGGCAGTCGCTTTAAAGACGCGAACAGCGCAGCCAAAGGATTTACCAAGTCCAATGCGCTTTTGACGCTGGTCACCGCGGCTCCCGACGTGCTCAAAGGCATACAGGATGGCGACAACAAAGCGGTCGGCGGAGCAATCGGCTCGGCGGGCGGAAGCCTGGCGGGCGGCTATGCCGGCGCCGTGGCGGGCGCGATGATCGGCAGCTTCGTTCCCATTATCGGCACCGCGATCGGTGGCTTGGTGGGCGGCATCATCGGCAGCACCGCGGGCAGCGTAGGTGGTTCGTGGCTAGGCGAAAAACTTGCCCCCGAATCAGAAAAGGACAAGCTCGCTCCGCCAGCTGAAATCGCCAAGGACCTGTCCGCGGCGCAAATGCAAACACCAACGCCGACTCCGCTATTCACCTACGCCCCTTCAGTTCATGTCAGCGGCAGCGAACTGGTTAGTTCCGAGAAAGTCGGCACGATGCTTTCGCAGGTACTGGAGTCGCACTTCAATTCTCAATTTGTCCCGGGTGTGGCTACCAATGCCCTCGCCACTCGCCGTGATGCAGCCCTGACCGATGGAGTCGCCTGATGAAACAACAAATGGCATTGGGCAGTTTCATCTTCGGCCTGTCCCGGGATTTTGCGTACAGCACGCTGTCGCGAAAATCCGAGGGTGGCTGGACCGAGTTGCAGATCCTCAACAGCAAACCCAGATCCCATCAGACAGGACAGAAGCCTGAAACCCTGACCATCTCCGGCACCTCGATGTACGCCGTGGGGATGGAGCGGCTCGATGAGCTGCGTGCGCTGCAAGCGCTGCGTGCACCGTTGCCGTTGATTGACGGCATCGGTCGCAACTGGGGTTTGTGGCGGATCAACAGCATCGACGAAAACCAGAGCGAGGTCATCGATGACGGCACCGCGATGGTGATCAAGTGGGTCATCGGATTGGCGGAGTTCAACAATGCGTAAGGTACGAAGCGTGGCCGGTGATTCGGTGAATCTTTTGCTGTACCGCGAAACCGGTCGCAGCGATGACAGCGCCGAGGAAGCCCTCTGGACACTCAACCCGACCCTGGCCGAGCACGGCCCGATCCTGCCGGCAGGTGTCTGGGTGACGCTGCCGGAGCTCGACAGCAGACCGGCCGCAATCAAACCGGTTCTGGCCTGGGATTAAGGAGGCTGCATGGCACAGGGATTTACGCCGGCGATCGAAATCTACGGCGCCCACAAGGACCTGCTGAACCAGCGCCTGATCAGTTGGGAACACATCGATGCCGCCGGCATGGAGTCCGATCAACTGACGCTGGTGCTCGACCTGGAAGGCCTTGAAGGCTTGCCGAGCCTGGGCGGAACCATCGGCCTGCAGGTGGGGTATCTGGAGACCGGGCTGGTCGAAAAGGGCCAGTTCAAGATCACTCGACTGACACCGACGCTGTTCCCGCTGCGTCTGACGCTGGTAGCGACCGCCGCGCCTTTCAGCGGCAAGGACGAAACCGGATTCAAGGAACGGCGCACGGCCAGTCATGGCCCCACGACGCTTGGCGGGCTGTTTTGCAAACTGGTTGAGCCGCACGGTTTCTCGCCACGGGTGGATCCCGAACTGGCGCTGATCAGGATTGCTCATGTCGACCAGTCGAACGAAACCGACATGGGCTTCATCACGCGCCTGGCGAAAAAGTACGACGCGGTGGCCAAGCCGTTCAACGACCTCTACGTACTGGCGAAACCGGCGCAGCTCAAAAACCTGTCGGGCCAGGTGATACCCAACGTCATGCTGTCGGTGACCCACAACAATCGGCCGGGCGATCACGCCTTCATCAGCGCCACGCTGGAAGAGACCGCCCGCACCCAGAATCAGGGTTGCAAAGTCTGCTGTTGGGACGCCAATGCCGGCAAACAAGTGGAAGTGAAAACCGGCTCGGCGCCCTACAAGGTCATTCGTCAGAAACAGGCCAGTGTGGAAGAAGCCAAGGCCATCGGCGAAGCCGAAGTGCGCAAGATGCTGCGCGAGAAATACACGCTGAAAGTCACCTGCCCGGGTGATCCGCTACTGGTTGCCGAAGGCCTGCTGGTGCTCGATGACACCTGGCCCGACTTCATGCGCGGTCGCTGGTCGATCGAGAAGGTCACTGCCAGCGGCAAACCCGAAGAAAGCTATCGCTGCCTGATCGAAGCCACCGGCCGGGATCCCGAGGCAAAAACCAAGGACTGATCCCCCGGTCTCACCGCCACACGCATCACTGTGGCCACTCACACATCCTGGAACGCTCCCCATGAAGATCTCCCCGATCCTCACGCAGCTGCGTGCGCAATGCCCAAGCCTTGCCGGCCATATCGCGACAGGTGTCGACCTGGCGCTGCTGCAAGGCGACCCGAATCTGCCGATGCCCTCGGCCCATGTTTTACCGCTGGCCGACGTGGCCAGCGTCAGCACTGCACAGAACTCCCCCAGCCAACCGATCCGCGACCGCTTCGAAATCATCCTGGCACTGAATGCCACGGACGCCACAAAAGCGCTGGATCTGTTGCACGACCTGCGCGCCGAACTGTGGCGCGCGCTGGTGGGTTTCAAACCCGCGAACGACTACAGCGCCATCGTTTATGACGGCGGCGAAACGGTCTCGATCAACAGCAGCCGCGCGTTCTACCGGCTGCGCTTTTTTGCCGAGTTCCAGCTCGGCCGCAATCTGCCAAGTCAGCCTGCGGAGAGTTGGCACGAACGTGAACTGGACGGTTTGTCGTCCTTTACCGGGGCCACCGTGCGGGTCGATGCGATCGACCCGGCCGACCCCAACCTGAAACGCCCGGGCCCTGACGGGCGCGTGGAAATGACTTTCTCTGGAGACGTAACCCCATGAGCAACCGCATCACCGTAGTGCCGGCCGCCGGCCGTGCTGTGCCGGACCCGGAAGCAGGCGATCTGCTGCCACTGGAAGGCCGTGAAGTGCTGGACAGCGCCTGGTGGCGCCGGCGTCTGGCCGACGGCGATATCACCCTCAAAACCGCAACAGCTAAACAAAAGGGAGCCAAATAATGGCGATCGGATTCAGCAACATCCCTGCGGACATTCGTGTACCGCTGTTCTATGCCGAAATGGACAACTCGGCCGCCAATAGCGCGTCCTCGTCCATGCGCCGCCTGATCGTGGCGCAGGTCAACGACAACATCGCTCCGACTGAAGTCGGCAAACTGGTGCTGGTCTCCAGCGTGGCGCTGGCCAAGAGCATTGGCGGCCAGGGTTCGATGCTCGCTTCGATGTACGAGACCTTCCGCAAGGCCGACCCGATCGGTGAGATCTGGTGCCTGCCGCTGCACAACGCCACCGGCGCCATCGCCAAAGGCGTGCTGACTCTGACCGGCACCGCGACTCAGGCGGGCGTGCTCAACCTGTATGTCGGCGGCGTCCGCGTCCAGGCCACCGTGGTCAACGGTGCCACCGCTGCCCAGGCGGCTACCGCCCTGGCACAGAAAATCAACGCCACCGCCGATCTGCCGGTGAGCGCAGCCGCCGCCGAAGGCGTCGTCACTCTGAACGCCAAATGGACCGGCGAGAGCGGCAACGACATCAGCCTGCAATTCAATCGCCTGGGCAAGAGCAACGGCGAAGAAACCCCGGCTGGCCTGACCACCGCCATCACCGTCATGACCGGCGGCGTCGGTGTGCCTGACCAGGTTGAAGCGGTTGCGGCATTGGGCGACGAGCCATTCGAATTCATCGCGCTGCCATGGTCCGACCT